AGATGATCCAAACGTTTTAGTACCGGCTAGAACCTCTTTTAAAATGTCAGACATTTCATCCTTACTACTAGAACTATTTGAGTTAGATGAATCATTGGATTTACTTTCCGACACACTCTTTATGGTCCCAGTTCCAGTTTTACCGCTTGTCTTTAAAGAATCTATGGTTCTACCATTCTTATAACTATTTGGGTAATAGTATGTTCCATCAACACGCTTAACGTATTTGTGATCTTCCCAGGTTGATCCTTTTGCACTATGCATTAGCGACTGTAGACCAGTGCCGTAAAAAGATCTATAATCTGGTCGTATCAAATTATCTACCTCCCATCAACAATCTAACTATACTTTTGTCCATAAGCATTTGCCAAATACATACTCTTTGAGTTTTGTATAACACTGTTGATGTATTTCTCACCAAGTGTTTGCATTTCCTTGGTTGATGAGCTATCCAACTTAGATAATTTCTTCAAGGCCTTTTCATAATATTTTTTACCTTTATACTCCAGCTTATTTACTTTACGTTGTGCCTTACTTGCTTTCTGAAAAGCTTTGTTAGCAGACTTCTGAGAAGAAAAGAAACTATTCGATTTTCTCTCAGCTTTCTCATATAGCTTATTTGCCTTCGCCTGATTCTTTTGAACCTTTGATTCTATCTTTGTTAACTTTTTAGTGGCTTTTGTCTGTAAAGAGGAAGCTTTATTAGCTTTTTTCGCGGCTTCTCCAACCTCTTTTCCACTTCCTTTATAACCACTCGGATACGATTGATAACGGCGGATTCCCCATTTCATTCCGAGGATTCCATGATGATAAAGTTCGTTTTGATTCATTTTGAATTTTCACCTTCTTTTTATTAATTTAATCAAACAGATCGGTATTTGCTTTATAGGCTATATAGGCGTCCATCATCGCAGCCACATTGTCGATCTTTTGGTCTTGACGTTTCTTGTAAAGTTTTCTATTCCCATTGGTATCCTCTAGAGCGATGCAATTTCCCATAGCAAATGTCATTAGAGCTTCATCAAATAGAAGCAATCGATCTTCCGCCATCTTACGTAATTCGCCTAGTGGCACGGATTCCGTCTTTGCTCCTTGTGGAACTTTTGTTATACCGTAGGGTCCATTTTCCCGTTCCCATCGATCAATGAATTCTTTTGCATTATATGGATCATACCCGACGCACCGAACATCATACCCAGTATCCAGAATCATCTGATCTAGATCGTCAAATACTTCGTCTAGATTTAGAACGGTGCCGTCCATGATGATTAGACTCCCTTCCTCAATAAACTCTTCGTACTTGATTCGCATGGCGGCTTGAAGTCGCATGTGTGTACGTTCAGTTATGTACGACCGAGTCTTAATTCCGAATTCACCTCTTTTGAGCGGGAACATAAATGTAAAAGCGCAGAAGTCGTCGCCTTGTGATAGGTCGATACCTAGTGCGCAGGGCATTTGCCAATACATTCTTCTTTTATGTGGAAGGGTTTGCTCGTATGTAAAGAAGTAAGTGTAACCTTCCATTGGAATTCCGAAACGTTTAGCCAAAATATCATGAGATGCTGCTGGCGCTTTCTCAGCGCGCTCAACATCATTCTGATACACTTCATAGTCTACCGTTAGACCTAAATTCGGATTTGCTTTGATCCACATTTCCGGGTCGTCTACTTCTTTTACATCATCAAGTTTATACCACCAGATTGACACGTTTGGAGCATTGTAATCGCCTTTTAAAATATCCATCAGCTCCATCTTAATAGTATCGCCAGGACCATTACGTACAGTTCCTTCTGAACTCATGGCGATGATAAGATAATCATCTACTTTTGAAGCTCCTTGTTCCAGAGCTCCTATAACGTCTTCTCGAATGTCTCCAGACAGCCACTCATCGACTGTCGAGTATTTATTCTGTAGTCCCTGCAACTTTGCTATGCTCATCGGGCGTACCTCCAATAAGGAGTTGGTAAGGAAGTTCTCTATTCCCTTCTTTGTGGCCGCCAGTTTTACACGATCTGCTCTAGATCCGGTAGTATTTTGAATTGAGCCCATCGTTAAAAATTTTAAAAGCGGCCCTCTAGCCCTTGCTATAGCTGTTCGGAACGGAGATAGTATCTCCTCGGCTTGTTTCATTGTCGGCGCACTTGTAACTTGATGTGTTGTTGACGTATCGACTACTAATCCATAAGCTTGATGACATTCCCCATACACAGTCTTAGCCGCGCCTCTGGCAACAATGAGATACTGTTTATTGATGAGACGTTTCTTTATTGTCCTTCGTACATAGTGTCCGCCATGGCCGTTTTTATTTGGTCGATAAACACTTTTTTCGATAAAGTAGTACCACCCGTATACTTGTTCGCCCCATAACTTGAAAGAATCGAGAAGATAGAGATCGGAACCATCTGTCAAGGTTAATTCGTTTTCACAGAATCGGATCCAACCCTCAACTGCTTTATCGTCGTAATAGATTCCAGGATTTCGAATTAGATCGTCAATTCGATTCATCTCCATGGAGATAGTTTCACAAACTGGAAAGTCCCCCCTTATGACTGCTTCTCTGAATTCCCCGTAATAACGAGGGGTAGCAGTATTAGAAATGCTCATGACTGATCACCATCCAGTTTTATCTATTTTTTTTCTTCCCATCTCCACCAACTATTGGCCATGGGTTTTTAGAACCCTCAGGGGTGGCATTGTAAATTTTGGCGATTTGGTTATACGTTTCAGTTCCAATTTTTGTCCAGTCGGTAACCGTCTTAAGAGTTTTCATGATGTCATCAACCTTATCCATGTTTGACTTAATCTGCTTCTGTGACATACTCGACAACTGAGCTTCCAAATTCAAGCGAGTTACGGCAGCTTGTAGTTCTTGATTTGTTAGCCGACCTTTATACTTCATAACTTCTTGAGCAGTTCCGGATTTTAGCACTCGTTCTTTGTTTGCTTCGAGCTTTTTTTCAGCGGCTTCTTTTGCCACAGATTTAGCTTTTTCCTCAGCTGCTTGTTTTTCAGCTTTCGCTTTCTTTTTGGATTCTATATAACCAGCTATTCCACGCTTCTTGGATGTCGAGTCAGACGACCGTAAAACCCTAGCTTCTCCAACCTCTTTTCCATTACCAGAATATCCTTTTGGGTATGGCTGATAACGGCGGATTCCCCATTTCATTCCGAGGATTCCATGATGATAAAGTTCGTTTTGATTCATTTTGAATTTTCACCCGCTTTCCTTAAAGGTATCTTCTGGATCAACTTGATAGCTTAAGCGGCATTCAGCCTCTTTAATCATCTCTTTCAAACTCTCTAAAATTGATCCATTTGTTGGCGGGTCAAATCCCAACTTGGTCTTGTAGAATAGATAGAGTTTAACCAATTGAAGGTTTGGCTCTTTCTCCCCAAGAAAGTCGGCGTACGTTTCTGTGGTGCCGGTAATTGAAAAACCAGTTGGTGGTCCAACACCGATCTGCGTAAGTATCGAGATGGCACCGTTGATCTGCATGATTAAATCTGGATCAAACACTGTGATTTCATCAGAAAGTCCAAGAAGTTTTTTAACCGATGAAAGTATACCATCCATTATTTACACCTCTTTCATACAGTAAGCTGCGGCGACGTATCCCGTCACACCTTTAAACTTGATTTTGTAAAAGTCTTCAGACTCACCGAGAACCGTGACCTTATCGCCCTCCTGAAGAATCTGGAGTTCATTACCACTCTTAATCTCTGGAGTCTTACGCATGTTAACGAACTTTGAATTAGCTATAACTCCATATACTTTTTCAGCTTTCGGAGCTGGTGTCTCCTCAATCACCGGAGACGTAGCGGTTTCAATAACTTCAGTTTCATCGATTACCTCTTCTCTTACCTTAGATGTTCTTGCCATTGTTATCACCTCCATGGACATGTGTCATTTTTTGTTCTTATTACTGGTCCTTTTACCAGAATATCTTTATCCCCGTAATGCATTGCATTGTGGGTATTCAAGGAAGTTGAGATTAGGAATTCTGGATCAAATACGCAATCTCTCTTCTCGAGAATATCATCAATTGTAATTGGGTTAAGATGATGTATGTAAACGTTCCCAGCAATTGGATAATCCTCATGTGCTAAATCATAACCATCATCTCGAAGCATAACTTCTCTTCTAGTTGTTTTCCAGTCTCTAGATTTGTAGAGCATCTGGTTTAAATATCGATGTCCGCCAAACGTTTCTTCCCCAACTGTTCCACCAAGCTTAGCATATTCGAATCGGTCTTCAAATGCTGGAATTTCTATCAACTCAGAATATGTTTTAATAGTCCTCATCGTCATATTCCTCCTCCATGGCTAAACCTTGATAGCTTTTCATTGCCATTAAAGCTGCGGACATTAATTCTTTTACATCTTCGCTCGATTTCATTGCTTCTATCTTTGCTTCAGCAACCTTTAGGTCACTTTCAACTTTTGCTTTCTCCAATTGAGCTTTTGCAGTACCCAAATTAAGGAGAGTGGTGATGATCTGGGATGATGCCGTACCATCTCTAAGTTTTTTTTCTGCTAAATTCATTGCAAGGTTGATTAATTGATTTTCTCTTGCTTCTGGTGTTCTAGCAGGTACTGACTTTTTAGCCATGTTCTCTCTCCTTTCTACATAGTTCTCCAGTACATTTTACAAGGATGCGGGCAGTTATTGTTCCAAATATAATACTTAAGGAGGTATTATTTCACTCAAAAACTGTAAACTTTGAAAGGAGCGTGGGATCGAGTTTCCACTTTTGTTGTTCAAGCGCCCACACCCCTGTAAAATGTACTGGAGAAGTCTACTAAAATATCCCCCCGGAGAAAAATATAAGACGGCCGCGATGACGGCGGGGGGTACAGGGCGCGAAGCCCCCTCCCCGGTCCGAAATAACGGCAGAATCCGTAGCCGGTTAACGGTAAATCTGGGAAAATGTTGGGGAAAACCAGATTTTTAACGAAAAACCGAAGAAACGAACTCTTTGATCTATTTAATAAGACAAAAACGATTTTACGTAAAACATTTAGTAGTAATTTGTTAACAGTTACTTTTTGTTTTGTCTCATTAAACCTTTTTTATTTGGATTGTTCGAAATCCTTTTTTGTTACCTTTCGATAAATGGTTGGATCCATCTGACAAATGTAATCCATAGCC